CTGAGCACGCGATAGTAGTCCTGCATGCTGTCCGCGCCCACGCCCAGGCCGGCGAAGTCGGACAGGGTGAAGTCCACGGAGAAGATCGACGGGATGGTCGCCCTGATCATGGCGATTGAACGGGCGGTGAAGCGGCAGGACACCACGTCGGTCTACGAAACACGCGGCGTCCTGTCGTTCTAGCGAGAAGGGGGCATCATTGGGAGTTTTCGCGAAGATCAAGGGTCTGTTCGCAAGGGACCTTCCGTTGACGTCGGACAAGGCATGGTATCCGTGGATGTGGACGATGGTCGGAGCGCAGACGCAGTCTGGCGAGAACATCAACGAGATGACCGCTCTGACCTATTCCGCCGTCTGGAACGCCGTCACGCTGATCGCCGGGACCATCGGGGCGCTGCCTCTCCATCTCATGCAGGAGAGGGGCCGGGGGAAGGAGATCTCGGACGACCGCCGGGTCTATCGGATCATGCACGATGCGTGGAACCCCTACATGACGGCGATGGCGGGGCGGGAGACGCTCATGTCCCATGTCCTGACCTGGGGGAACGGGTACGCGGAGATCATGCGGAATGCGTACGGGGAGATCACGGAACTGTGGCCGATCACGCCGAACCGCGTGACTCCCGAGATGAAGGACAACCGTCTCCTGTACAGGCTCCGCCTCGACAGCAAGGACGTATACCTCCCCAGGGAGAAGGTCCTGCACGTGCCCGGGTTGTCGTACGACGGAATGGTCGGATATTCCGTCATCGCATACGCCCGCAACGCCATCGGGCTGGGCAAGGCGATGGAGACGTTCGGGAGCCGGTACTTCGGCGCAGGGACCCATCCGGGACTCGTCGTGTCCCATCCGGCGAAACTCTCGCAAACGGCAAGCCAGAACCTCCAATCGACCATGTCGGAGGCGTATAGCGGGCTGGGCAACACGCATCGCCTCCTCCTGCTCGAGGAGGGGATGAAGGTCGAGAAGATCGGCATCCCGCCGGATGACTCGCAATTCCTGGAGTCCCGCCAGTTCCAGATCACGGACATCGCAAGGTGGTTCAACCTGCCGGTCCACAAACTCAAGGAAATGACGAAGTCCTCCTTCAACAACATCCAGGAGGAACAGCAGTCGTTCGTGACGGATGCGATCCTCCCGTGGCTGGTGCGCCTGGAGCAGAACTACAACATGCAACTGCTCACACGCGGGGACCGGATGGAGTACGGCGCAGGGAAACTGTACTTCAAGCACAACGTCGAGGGCCTCCTCCGGGGGGACGAGAAGAGCCGTGGCGAGTTCTACACGAAGATGTTTTCCATCGGGGCGATGAGCATCAACGAGATCCGGGCGCTTGAGGACCTCGATCCCATCGACGGGGGCGACATCCACATGGTGCCGATGAACATGATCCCTCTGGAGCAGATGGTCGCGCAGCCGACGCTCGTGCTTCCGGCGAAGCCGAAAGAGTTGCCCGCCAAGGGAAACGGGCAGGATGTGGAGGAAACGGAGGAAGAGGAGGCGGAAAGTGTCGGCGCGGAGTGACCTGTTAAAGTTTCTGGAGGAGAAGGGCATCCCGGTAGGCATGGCAATTGCCATCCTCGAATCCGAGAAAAAGAAGAAGGAGAAGTGGAAACCGCAGGAGAAGGCGATCCCGAAAGCATACGAGAAGAGGTGAAACGATGCCGACGCCCGGTGGGAAGGAAACGAAAGAGCAGTTCCTCGAGCGTTGCATCCCGATCGTGCTTGACGAGGGGACCGCGAAAGACGGCGACCAGGCATACGCCATCTGCAACTCCATGTGGGAACAAGACAAGAAAAAGGAGGCGGCGATGTATGTGAAGACAGACGAGATGGAAAGGAGGTGCCTGCCGTCCGCCGAGATGCGTCTCGCTGGGACGGACGATGCGCCGAAAATTACGGGGTACGCCGCCGTGTTCGATACATGGGCGGATATCGGTGGATGGTTCCGGGAAAGCATACGGAAAGGGGCGTTCGCCAAGACGGTCAAGGAGAACGACATCCGTGCGCTGGTCAATCACAACGAGAACTACGTCCTGGGGAGAAACAAGGCGGGGACGCTTAAACTGAGGGAGGACAGCAAGGGACTCGCCGTGGAGATCACTCCTCCCGACACGATCTGGGCGAACGATCTTCTCGCCTCGATGCGCCGGGGGGACATCAACCAGATGTCGTTCGGGTTCAACGTGAACAAGCAGGAGATCAACTACGAGCGGGACGAGCGGGTGCTGGAAGATGTCACTCTGTTCGACGTCTCCGTGGTGACGTATCCTGCCTACCCGACGACGTCCGCCGAGGTGCGGGCAGCGTTCGAGAAGAAGAAGGTCAAGGACGAGCGTATCCCGGTCACGTTCACGATTACTGACCCTACGGTCATTTCGACGACCGAAACGATCACCGAAATCCATTGCGGCCATTCCGAACTCGACCGGCTGATCAACAAGATCAAGTCCGGCGAGGAGTTTTCGGAAGAGGAAGCAAGGATCATATCCGACCACCTCCGCTCCCTCGGTGTGCCGCCCGCAAAGCACACGCCGACCGAAACGGAACCGCCTGCAAAGCATTCCGTGCCGGACACCAGGAAGAAGACCGTGGCGGAGTTGTTGATCCAGACAGCACGAATCGTTGCGCCAAACTCATGCAAGGAGGAACTGGATAGGTGAAAACAATCAGTCAGTACCGCGAGGAACTAAAAGCGTTGACGAAGTCATCCGGGGACATCAACGCCAAGGCAGTTAACGAGAACCGGGATCTTCTGCCGGAGGAGATCTCCCTCAAGGACGAGATTCTCGACAAGATCGAGGAAATCGAACGGCAGGTGGCGACGATGGAGCGGGAGGAGAGAATCAACGCCCGCCTCGAAGCCCCCACCGAGAAACCAGTGAGCAAACCGAAACCGACCCAGCAGGTCGAGGTCGGAGAGGACCGGGCCAGCAAGGACAAGTTCCGCTCGTTCGGAGAGCAACTCTCCGCCGTCATGCGGGCGTCAAGACCTGGCGGGACCGTGGACCCGAGGCTCCACAACATCCGTGCCACGGGACTGGGAGAGAGCGTTCCGTCGGACGGTGGGTTCCTTGTCCAGCAGGACTTCTCGACCGAACTGTTGGCGGACGTGTTCCAGACCGGACTTCTCGCTTCCCGGTGCCGCCGGGTGCAGATCTCCGGGAATGCGAACAGCATCAAACTCAACGGCGTGGACGAGACGTCCCGTGCATCGACCCGTTGGGGAGGGATCGTCGGCTACTGGAAGGATGAGGCCGCACTCAAGACCGCCTCGAAGCCGAAGTTCCGCAAGATCGAACTGACGCTCAACAAACTGATCGGACTTTGCTACGCCACGGACGAGCTGCTCCAGGATGCGTCCGCTCTCGAAGGGATCATCCGGCAGGGGTTCCAGTCCGAGTTCGGGTTCCTGCTCGACGACGCCATCGTCAACGGGACCGGCGTGGGACAGCCCCTCGGCATCCTCGCGGCAGGGTGCCTCGTCTCCGTCGCCAAGGAATCCGGTCAGGCGGCGGCGACGGTCGTGGCGGAGAACATCGTGAAGATGTACTCCCGCATGTTCGCTTCCTCACGGGCGAACGCCGTATGGCTCATCAACCAGAACATCGAGCCGCAACTGTTCACGATGAGCCTGTCGGTCGGGACCGGCGGCGTACCGATCTACATGCCTGCGGGCGGCCTGTCGCAGGCTCCCTACGCCACGTTGTTCGGGCGTCCTGTCCTCGCCATCGAGCAGGCCGCAACCCTCGGGACGCAGGGAGATATCATCTTCGCCGACCTCGCCGGGGGATACATCCTCGCCGAGAAGGGCGGGATTCAGTCCGACATGTCGATCCACGTTCAGTTCATCTACGACGAGTCGGTCTTCCGGTTCGTCATGCGTGTGGACGGCCAACCGGTCCGCGCTTCCGCACTCACCCCGTACAAGGGCGGGGCGAACTACACGCAGTCGCACTTCATCGCGCTCGACACGAGGTCATAGTCAATCAACAAAGGCCAACGGGCATAGCCCGTGAAAGGAGATGACATGTTCGCAGAAGAGTTCAAGCTCATCCCGCTGATGAATTCGGCGGATGTATCAACCGGGGCGGACGTGGACAGCATCAACATGGAGGGGATTCACAAGATCACCTACCTGTTCACGTTCGGTGCGGTCACCACGGACATCACCATCACCCCGATGTCCGGCGCTTCCGCCGGGACCAAGACGACCGCCGTCCCGTCCAGGTACGCGGCGGGCGGGGCGGTGATCGGGACAGCCGTTGCGGGCAGCGCATCGAGTTGCGACGTTCTCGCCGCATGGACCTCGACGGCGACGACCGTGACCCTGACGGCGGCGTCCAACAAGTTCCTCGTCGTGGAGATCGATGCTTCCGCCATGACGAACACCGAACCTTGGCTGACCCTGACCGTCGCCGCAGACTCGGCGGGGATCTGCCATTGCGTCGCCATCGCGGAGCCTCGGTATACCGGGAACCGCTCCGGGACGGTGCTGGCGTAGGAGGTGCGTATTGCCACTTCAACTTGACGAGATCGCGGAAGTCGAGGAGATCGCAAGGCGCATCTTCCGCGAGGAGTTGGCGAAAGCGTCGGCGGTGGAGCCGGAGGTCACGGTGTTCGACGTGGAACCTCCGCCTCCGCCTCCGCAGGAGGAGGAAGGATAACCATCAGACGGGTGGTCTGGAAAGATGACCATGCCGCTTCCGAAAGGGGAAAAGTAAAATGGCAAACTACAGTTACAGCACCATCGCGAGGATCGGGGATCTGGTCAACGGCATCCGGGTCAGCACAGGGACGCTTGCCGCCGTGACCTACATCAACCAGGCCCAACACGAACTGTTCAACATCTATGGGCGGATCAAGATTCACGAACTGTTCTCCGAGATCACGGTCGTCCTCGGAGCGCAGGGCGCCCTCGTGCAGTACAACTTCACATCGACCACGCCCGCCATCGGCGTACAGCCGTTGTGCGCGGTGTCCGCGTCGGTCGCCTCGTTGGCGGTCGGTGAACGGATCGCATGGATCGGCGGGGCGGTCGGCACGGCGGCGGTTCTCACCGCGACGCCTGGAATCACCGACGTCGCCAGGACCTCGCAGATCGTCGGTACGGCGGGAGGCGTCGGCACCCTCGGCATCCTGTCCACGACGGCGAGTGTGACAAGCGGGTCGTTCATCGCGTCGATCTTCTACACGCCGATGAGCGACGGAGCGTATGTCACGGCGATTGTGTAACCATTCGACGGGGGCGGTCCGCACGACGCCCCCATTTTCCGGAGGAACTACCGATGAGGCGAATCTCCTGCCTGGTTCTCGTCGCCCTGCTCGTGATCCCTGCGTATGTATGGGCGGCGGGGAGTGCGATGACGTTCACGGAGGTCACGCACGGAACGGTCAAGAAGGTCAAGGTCGCGTGGACGTCAGACGACACGACCGGCGCGGTCAGCGGAACGACGACGAACGTTTACTCCGGGAGAATCTTGGGGGCGATCACCGTCCCCGGGGCCGGAGGAGTGCAACCATCCAATCTTTATGACATTGCCGTAAACGACTCGGATTCCGTGGATGTGGCTCTCGGTGCGCTCATAGACAGGTCGAATGCCGCAACGCAATTCGTCGCCGAAGCGTCGATGGCCGGGCTGGCAAGTTCCAAAATAACCGTGTCCGTCACGAACGCCGGGAACTCGAAGCAGGGAACACTGTACCTATACATCCGGTGAGGCCGATATGAAGGCAGTTCTAAACACAGCCCCGACCATGGAACCCGTTTCCGTCCCGGAGGTCAAGGACCACCTGCGCGTGGACCATAATAACGAGGACGAACTGATCGCGAACCTTGTCGCCTCGTGCCGGGAGCAGGTCGAGCAGATCACGAACCGGGCGATCATGACGCAGACGTGGGACGTCTATCTCGACTGCTTCTCGGACAAGGACTACATCGTCCTGCCGTTCGGAAATCTCCAGTCGGTGACGCACGTCAAGCACAAGGACACCGATGGGGATGAGACGACGATGACGGTTTCCACCGACTACCTCGTCGAGACGAACGGGGAGCGGCATGGTCGCATCGTGCTACCTTACGGCGGTACGTGGCCCTCCGGACCGTTCTACCCGTCGAACCCGATCTCGATCCGCTTCGTCTGCGGCTGGACGTCCGCCCTGCTTGTTCCGAAGCGGATCAAACAGGCGATCAAATTGCTTTGTGCGGCTCAATACGAGGCGAGAGGGGACGCCTACACGGGGCAGATGACGGTCACGGAGGACCAGACTGCGGAAAACCTTCTCTGGAACGAAAGACTCTGGGGGACGTTTTGAGGGCGAGAACCATCGGAAACCTGGATAAGAAAATCGAGTTGCAGTCCTTCGCGTCCGTCTCGGACGGCATGGGTGGAATGACGGATACGTGGAGTACGGTCACTCGGGTCTGGGCGTCCATCTGGCCCATCCCTGCCATCGAGCACGTCCGTGCCGGTGCGCCGACCATGATCGGGACCCACCGGGTAGGCATCCGTTACTACCCCGGGTTGGACCCGTCGTGGAGGATCAAGTTCGGGGACAGGTATTTCTCCATCGTGAGCATCGTGAACCAGAACGAGGGGAACGAGGTGCAGGAACTCCTCTGCAAGGAAGTTCTATGAATAATCTCGCCGCTGCCATCTACTCGAAGTGCGCCGTCGGGACGGATCTGCACACGGCAATCGGTGGGAGACTTTACAAACTTCGTGTCCCGCAGAATGCAACGTGGCCCTATGTGGTGTTCTACTTCATCTCGGGCATCCC